GTCCGACGGGTATGGTACTGAACGTACTGATACTGGTGGTAACGGTTATACCGTTATTACCAATCACCAACGCATTAAAGGCGGTGGTGATAAGCATTACATTCAGATGACGCAGACAGTGAACGCGACCGACCCTTACTCTGGGTTGGTCAAGAAGCAAGTTGCTTCTGTCTCACTGGCCTTCACGCGGCCGGCGTTCGGCTTTACTGATGCGGCTATTGTCGCACTAGTTAAGGCTCTCACCGACTATCGTGACGACTCGGAAGTTACTACGGCCAAGCTTCTGCAGTTCCAGTCATAGTCCACGTCGAGCATGTGCTCTAGGTACTACCTAATTTAGAGGCAATAATGCCAACAAATGACGCGTATTATGCTGGGCTGCTGGTTGCTTGGTTGGTTCGCTTTGGGTTGTATGCTGGGGTTGTGGTTATACTTGCCACAGCCCTTGCAGGTTGCAATCCATTGCGGCCAACTGACATACTACCAAGTATGCCGGCCAAGCCTCCCCTAGTTATAGGGGAAGAGAGGGAAACATCGGCTCGGAATGACTCACCCCAAAGTGGAGGATGTCATGAAAAGTCCGATTTGTCTCTTAGAAAGCCTCTTACATGACTGTAAAAGGCTTAATCCTGATGTGGAAGGCCTTAGCCGCGATTTACAAACGGCTAAGCAAAGGTTCGAAAACGAAGGCTACGGATTCCTAACCGTAGCTTTGCCCTCCCTTGATGCAGCTCTCTTGCGAGGTCTGTCATCTGGAAGGTTTGCCTGCCCAACGGGTTTTAAAACGATCCGTGGGGGAACAATCCCGAGATTTCTCTCTGGTATGTTCTGCAAGGTTTTCGACCCTATCACCGGGATCCTTAAAGAGGACGCAGATCTCTGTGTCTTGAAGTGCATGAGAAATGTACTTCAGCTCTTTAAGAAAATGCAACTCTCGTCAGAAAATGAAGCATTGCTTCATAAAAAGGCGGTAGTTGAATTTTATCGATGTGATGACGTAGCTAAATCGGTAGCAATACCGGATAGACATGATCATCTCATCGGTCGTGTCAGTAAGATCCTACTAAACACCCTAAACTCAAAGGATGTCCAATATGCGACTTATAGACACGGTCCCGGTGCTGTCGAAGAGAGGCTTAGAGCTAACCAGAAGTGGTCAGCACTATCAAACGCCATCCGGAAAGATGGGACGTTTGATACCCTTAGCTATGGCTTTGAGGCGCAAGCTGGTTACGACAGAGTCAATTTTGAGGGACCCTCACGGGTTGGCCTTAGTGACTCTGAACGTCCGAACCGGAAGAAATTTCGTTCCGGACGTCATCGTAGTCAGTCCACGTCCCATAGCACTCGACTTGGGGGTATACCTATCTTCGATGGAGCTTCTAGACGCAACGCTAGACTGATAACCGTCGCAAAGAATTCTTCTTCTCGACGGACTATTACCGTGGAGCCTGTGTTGAACCAGTTTGTTCAACAAGGTCTTCGCACTCTACTTCTGGAAGCGATTTCAGAGTGTAGAATACTTGGTAACAGTATAGCGTTATCCGACCAAAGCAAGAATCAAATATTAGCTTTGGAAGGATCCCGTTTCGACAACTGGGCAACCATCGATCTGAAGTCTGCATCTGATTTACTTAGCGTTAAGCTAGTTGAATCAGTGTTTAGACATCATGGTCTTTTCTTTGACCACATGATGGATTGCCGTTCTACTGGGGTGTATTGTGACCTTGCGGAAACAAAGCACCTCGGTAAATTTGCCGGAATGGGGAACGCCTTAACGTTTCCAGTTCAGTCTATATGTTTCGCTGTGATTTCACTCGCAGCGATACTAGACTACCAGGGGCTTTCCCCTACTTACTGGAACCTAAGGCGAGCGTCTAGGTGTATTCGCGTCTATGGCGATGATATCATCGTCAAGCGCGAGTACGCTCATCAGGTAGTGAACTGGCTTCATAACGTTGGCTTGTTAGTCAACGTGAAGAAGAGCTTCCTTGAAGGTAACTTTAAGGAGAGCTGTGGTGTTGATGCGTTTAGAGGAGTCGACGTGACCCCTCTATACCTTAAACACCGCCCAGATGATGGCGCTGCAGATCCTAGCATTATTGCTGGCCTAGTAGCCCTTTCAAACACAATGTGGATGCAAGGACTATATTCGGCTAGCACCTGCTTAAAGGATGAAGTTGAAGAGAGATTAGGAAAAACTCTTCCTCTTGTATCCTCTAAGAGTGGTTTGCTAGGGTGGCATACTCGTATTGATTCTTCTTCAGCACACAAGTGGTGCCGAAGAACTCAGCAGCTCTTAGTCAGAGCTCCTGTGTTGAAAACCCTGAGGAGGGTTGACAAAATCAGCGGGTATGCTGCACTACTCAAGCTACTCTGTAAGCCCGAAAGGGTTATAGAGTATGGATCAGCCGTGGTAGACTGGTCCGATCGTATCTTTCCCCCACAGGGGGAGGATAAAGATCATTTGAATAGTACACCGGTTCGGGGTAAGACCCGAATCAGCATGCGCTGGGTGCCAGTGAGACCTAGTCACACTGGATTACCTTGTCAGGTTTGATCCTGATATAAGGCAGAGACGGCACAATACCGGGATGTGGATCCCTTGCGGGTCCACACTAGTTCTTTCCCATTTCTTGGGTAAGACCCGAGTATGCTTTTAGTCGCGGATTGATGA